CATCAAGTATTAGTGGTGGAAAAGCTGCAGCAGTTGATTATAATATATTAGCAGAAGGTTGTAAATCAGGTTCAAAAGCATTAAAATTAGCAAAAAAATCACGTATTAAAAATGGTTATGGTACACGTAAAGTAGTTAAAAGACAAATATAAATTTTATTGATTATTTTATAAATAAAATTTATATTTTTATCATTTTTTTCTATATGTTTTTCTTTTTTTAATTGTTTTTCTTTTTTTAAGTGTTCTTTTTTTAAGTCTTCTTTTATTAAGTGTTCTTTTTTTAAGTCTTCTTCCTTTTCCAGGTAGAATTACACTTATTTGTGGTTGCATATTTGGTTTATAATCTTTATTTTTCACTTGTGCAGAATCATAAGTTTTTGATTTTTTAGTTATTTTTCTAATTAAATTTGTAATTTTTAAATCTTTTGTTGGTAGTGGCATTTATATATTATAAAATATTATTTTTATAGTTTTTTAATTTCTTAATTTTTTTTAACCATTTTTCTACCAAATTTCATCCATAATAATATACTGATTGTAAATCCTACTAAAAATCCAGCAACACACATATCTGGATGATCGCTTAAAAATGGTCTAACTAATAATGGTCCTATAAAAAATGTTAATAATGAATAAAATATCATTATAATAATTGCAGTTGGACTACTTAAATGAACCATATTTTATATATATAAAATATATTTTATTTTTTATTTTTTATATTTTATTTTTTTGGTTTTATTTTTGATATTTTATTTTTTTGGTTTTATTTTTGATGTTTTTATTTAATTCACATTTCAATTTATTTAAAACATTTTCTGAACTTTCTAATGCACCTTCACACCATGCCTGATAATTTGAATAGTTCTCTCCGCAAATATAAAAATTAGGCATTAAATTTAATATTTTTTGGGAAATATATTGTGAATCTACATTTTTCTTCCAACATGCAACTCCGGATTTCCAATAATAAAATTTAATATATTTACTTTCTGGAATAACTATATTATAAATACTAAATACTACACTTAACTTTTTATGTAATTCTTTTTTTAAAACATTTATTCCTTTTTTATATAAATTATTCCAATAATTCTCTCTATTTGAGAGATTTTCATTATATGAAGACATTATTAATCCTGTTTTAAAATTTATTGGAATTATAAATTGTAATTCTTCATTTGTTGTTGTTTTTTTTATATTTTTAAACCACATTTCTTGATTATTATTATTATTATTATTATTATTATTATAGGATTTATCATATATTTCAAAAATACGCACTTTACTTATTTCATTTATGCTATTTAATTCATTCAAAAACGGATTTAATATTTTAAATTTTATCAGATTACATCTGGGTAAAGCACAAATTAAATGTTTGCAACTTATGTTACAGCTTTTATCATTTTGTTTATAAACAATATTATATTTTGAAGTTTCATTATTATAAATTATATTATTTACATAACTATTTTTTTTCAATTTATAATTTTTATTTTGGCTGATTTTACTAATCATAGTCTCTATAATTGAGCTTAATCCATTAGTCATTATAAAAAAATGACTATTTTGGTTATAATCATATTTAAAATAATTTATTGCATTATATGCATTTAAATAATATAATTTATTTTTATATTCAAAGCTATTTTCTATAAATTTATAAATATATTGCGGAAAAAATTTCAATAAAAGTTCATTTAAATAAAACTTTATTAAAAATGTTTTTAATAAATTATTTAGCTTTGAACTATTAAAAAATTTATATAACATAGCAGAATATTTTTTTCTTAATAAAGATTTATCAGAAACTTCTCTTGTTTTTTTATTATATTCTATATAATTTTCTGTATTTCCTATATTAAACATAAATTTTTCTAATTTTAATTCTTTGATTAATGAAACCATTAATTTATGATGATGACCAATACGACCAGCACCTAAATCCATTATATAATCAATATTATCTACTTTTTCATAATGACTATAAACTCGTCCTCCAAATCGCTCATTTTTTTCAAGAAGTAATACTTTTAAGTGTGGATATTTTTTTTTTAAATTATACATACTATATATTCCTGCTATTCCACCCCCTATTATAACTATATCATAATTTTTCATTTGTTATAATAACTATTATAACAAAAGAAAATAGTTTATTAAAATTACTATTTATTTATTATATTATTTTGAATTTCAAAACTTTTTAATATATTTGAAATAAGCATCATTGTAGTAATTAATCCAACACCATTTGGAACCGGTGTAATTTTAGAAACAATTTCTTTTACATCATCATAATCTGTATCTCCAACTATATAATATCCATTTTTATATGATTCGTCATAAATAACATTAATCCCTATATCTATAACAATAGCATTATCTTTTAACCAATATTTTTTAATCATTTTTGGTTGCCCACATGCTGTTATTAATATATCTGCTTGTTTTACATGAGAAATTAAATCTATGGTATCAATATGACAAACAGTTAATGTTGCATTGTTTTGCAATAACAATATTGATAATGGTAACCCAACAATATTACTTTTTCCAATAATTGTTATTTTTTTACCTTTTAAATCTATTTTTTCATTTTTAATTATTTCCATACATGCTAATGGAGTACATGGTATAAAAAACGAATTTTTATTTAAATTATTAATTAAACAACCACTATTATAATTATTTAATCCTTCAATATCTTTATTATTAACAATTGTATTATAAATTAAATTTTTATCTAAATGATTAGGTAATGGAGATTGTAGTATTATACCATTAATTTGGTTATTATTATTTAATTTTTCTATTATTTTACAAATTTCTTCTTGTAAAATATTATTATCATAATTATAATTAAAAATATTTATATTTAATTTTTTACAATAAGATTGTGTTTTATTAAAATAAATAGCAGATTCTTTTTTACCAAATGTTATAAATGCAAGTCCGGGAGTTCCTAATGTTTTATATTTTTCAATTTTATCATTAAATTCTTTTAACATATTTTCGGCTATTTTTTTACAATTAATAATATTTGTTTCTTTTTCAAATAACATTATTATTGTTGTTATTCTTAATTTTATTTTTATTATTTTATTAAAAATATTAAAAATATTAAAAATATTAAAAATATTAAAAATATTAAAAATATTAAAAATTACTATTTATTATGTTGTTTATAACCTTTTAATCCATCTTCATATAAATTTACATTAATAAATCCTTTTTTCATTAAATTAATTGCTGCAGTTTTTGATGCACTACATTTATTATGTGCACAATAACATATTAGCGGTAATTCATAATAATCCAATTTTTTAGATTTTATTAATTTTTTTAATATTGGATAATGTAAATCTATTAAATGGTGTAACCAATTATTTAATTCAAGGGTTGACATTTTTACTATATTATTATATGGTAAATTATAAGTATTAACTATATGGTCTTGTGCATACATAGTAGATGGTAATACATTTAAAACTATATAATGTTTTGAATTAAGATTTTTAATAAATTGTTTATATTTTAAATTATTATGTACTAATTTTGTATAAATATTAGCATTCCAAGTATCGCAATTATTATTAGATAATACAAAATGTATATGCTTAAAATAACTAGTATTTTTTTTTCCATTTTTGGCAATTGTTTTATAGTTTTGTGGAGTTAAAAATTTTATTAGCGCAAAACCTTTATTATCTACTTTTGTTACTCCACTATTAGAAAAATTATTGTAACTTGATTTTGCATCATTAATAATTATATTATTACTTGGTTTAGCTGCCCAATATAATAATTTTTTATTTGCATGTATTTTTCCAACATTTAAAACTAAACTATTATTGTAATTAATTGGATAATTAATGTTAAAATTTTTATAATTTTTAATAAACTCTTCCACATAATCTATTTTATTTAACCATTTTGGTTTATGATTTTTACTGGATTTTAATGTTTTATTAAAATTAAATTTTAAACAACTTGCACATAATTTTTTTCTTGTTTGCATTTAATTATTTTATATATAAATATACAAATATATAAAAAAATTATTTTTTTTTAATTTAAATATAATAATTGAGCTGTACCAGAATGAAATTCTAAAATATTATAACGTTCTTCAAATAAATGTAAATCATATGAATATTGATAAATTGAAGTTGGTTCTTGAGATGTGCCTATTACTTCTCCTGTTATAGGATCGCAAGTTGTTGTAACAGTTACTGCTCTTTTATTTAAAGGTGGAATTTTTAAATTATATTCAAATTCTATTGTTTTAAATTTACTAGTATTAAACGCACCTGTCGGTTGATATTTTGAAGAATCAGTATTTAATGCAAAACTATAATGATATAAACCATCTTTAGTATTTCCATTTGTATGAATATATTTTTCTATTTTATCATATATTCCCGAATCAAAATCGTCTTCCCTGGATGCACCATCACATATTATTCCAAATTTAATTAAAATATTTTTAAAATTTTTTTCACTATAAGTATCAGGTACATTACCTGTAATATAAATATTACTTGAATCAGGCAGACTCCTCACATTATGTGGAATAATATTTTCATAACGCCAATTTGTATAATTTGACCATTGATTTCTATCTCCTACATCACTTCTTTGTAAATACCACATCCAATTAGAAACTAATCCATTTGTTTCTACTTTTATTTTATTTGTTTTATTTATTCCTCTTTCTATATATGTTTTAACTTGTTTAATTAAATAACTTTGATTATTATTTGCAAATAATAAACGCTCTTCATTATCTAAAAAACATTCTGTTGTTATTAAATGTATATCAAAATTTATATTTTCTCTTTTACTTGCATAAATATTAGGAGAACCTGAAATATCTCTTTGGGGTGGTTCATTTACAAATCTTTTATATAAAAATACTTCGTCAGTTTGATCTGCTTTAATATCTACATAACTAGTATCAGTTATAGAAGCATATATATTTTTAACTGTAAAAAGTTCTTTAATTGGTCTAAATATAAAGTCTATTTTTAAAATATCATA